CTCAGTTGTACTAACGTATTGTCGATACTGGTTAGTGCTTTAATAAACTTCGGATCCTGCTTCTTCACCCAAGTCTTGTTCTCCATGTGGTTCTGAATGCTCAGTAGATCCTGCTTGAGCATCGTGAAGTCCGTCTGTTCTTGCTGCATTTGCTTCCTCTTCCGTGTAGTCGCTTTCCCTGCGTGGCTTGCTGCCACCTAGGAAGTTAATCAAATTGTTTAGTGCTCTGTTAACTCTCATACGTGCTGCATCTTCTGTGATAGCCAGTTCCTTAGCAAAGGTTCTGTTATCACACCCATCGCCGTAACGCAGAAATATAATACTCTTCTGCTCAGTGGTGAGTTTATCAAGTCCCCACTCAATGTCGGCCATCATAGCAAACCAGTTGCCTCCCTCAGAGGCTACCTTCTTGCCTGATACAAAACCTAGTTCAGCCATTGCTGGTGCTACTACATCACCTCTGATGACTGCTGGTAACAGTGCCTCAACAAGTTCCTTGTCGTAGTAGTAGTTGTCCTCTACACGATAGCCACCTATCTGTGCCTTCTGCTTCTGACAGTAGTCCTTAGCAGCGTTACGTAGTGACCTAGCAATAAGTTTTATAGACTGCTTGCCATCAAGATCTTCCCAGACCTTTACCTTGTTAGGGTGCTCAAGGAACCACACCCATAACTCTTGACGAACATCATCTGCATCAACGACTTTATATTTACGAGCGAATTCGTAAGCAATAGCACTAACAATTCCATCGTATCTTTCTATCACCATTTGAATGTTTTACCATCCACTGTGAATGAGTTGTTGATGATAGGTACAAGTTGAGGGGTTACATTCTTCCCATCTACATGCAAGATACCAAAGCCTTGCTGCCATGTGAATAGCCCAGCCTTGATGTACTTTGCATTACGATAATCCATAAGGTTTCCGAGTTCCATACCCCAGATAGTCTTAGGCTTACCACCACGATAGGTTTGAGTCTGATGTGTCAGACCCATGCGATGCGTGTGACCACAGACGACGCTCATACCTGAGCGCTTTGCTAAGCCCAACGCAGTGGCTCCAGCCGTAGGCTGTACGTTGCCTTCATCACCATGCATGAGTAGCCAACCTGGGGCTAGTTCATACGGATCAGTGTGATAGACAATCTCAAGTTCATTGAGTCCTAGGAAGTTCTCTAGTTGTAACTCAGGAAGTCCAAGTAATCCTGGTGCTCTCATAGCAACTGTGTTAAACAATCTATCAGTATGATTGCTACGTACCATGTGCTCAACAGTTAAGTCATAGAGCACTTGACGAGTGAGGTCACGGTCACGTCCAATAGAGCGTTCAAACTCTAGTTCAGTTCCCTTACTCCACTTCGAGATCGTCTGCATATCCATCTCATCACCGCAGGATACTACAGTCTCAGGTTGATACCATTGGATAAACTTAGCCACTGCTTTCGTGGCTTCTACATCGTGATATGGAACTTGAAGATCAGATATGCAAACTATGTTTTTCATTTCTTTTTGGCCGCCTTCTTAGCAGTTGTTTTCTTAGCGCGACGCTTGTTCTCTAGTCCAACGTTCTTACTTTTAGATAGAGTATTAAGATTAGATAGTCTGTCATCGCCTGCTCTACCCTTGTTATTCTTATGATTTACTTCTGTTCCTCTGGGTAGTGTTTTTCCTGTGGCTTTTTCGTAATCAACGCGAGCCTTATTGCTAGAAGTTGTAACCACTTTGCCATCTTTAGTCCGTTTCTTAATCACATAGATTGGTCGTCCACCGTTTTGTTCGCTACCTTTGTAGGGTCCGAAGATACGCTTGATTGTTTTTTTGATTGACTTTTTCATTCTGCTGGCCATTTACCTTTCAGTACCATTAGTGCGATGATTGAATAGTTGGCTAAGTCAGCAAAGGAATCCTCAAGGGATTCATTCTTTGCATCGTTGCCAGTGTCAATGAGGTTGTTGATACGTGCTACCTTGTCCCACATGCGAACACGAAGGCCATTGAGTGGGCCTCCAGGACTTTGTGAGATATTCTTTGGGCCGTAATCGGCATGCTTCTTGATGAGCAAGTTAGTGAGTGCGTCACTGATCTCCCAGATATCTAACTCAAATTGGTTAGGCTCAGGTATATCAAAAGCATACTCAGTTACCTTCTGCGGTGGCTCCCATTTGTAATCATGTGGAACCATGTCTCTTACACTAAGTCGTTTAATCTTTTTCATCTCCGTCTTTCTTAAGTAGTCTTTCTAGGTCGCTCATCATCTCATTCATCTCAGAGGCTACTACTGCCTCTTCAACAAATTCTTCTAGGTCTCCCTCACTTGCATTGACCATCATGAGGGTTGCATCTTGCACGATACTCCATGCATCATCGAGATCACCCTTGTTGACGGTCTCGTTGAGGAGGCTCAAAAACGTATATAAATCAAAGGAAAAACGCTTATTTAGGCGTACTTGCCAACCAAATTCAATGCCACAGTGATTCATAAACTCAAAGATATCTGCCGTTGCAAACGAGCATTTATCTTCACATCTAAACACGCCATTCTTATCTGGCATTAACATTAGGCACTCGCAATCTTTTGTTGGAAATATTCTACACCATTTGTCCGATACATGCTGTTTACATCTTCGCCCTCAGGCATGTTGACGATGGTCAGGTTAGGTAACTCCTTAGCCAAAGACTTGCCAAAGTCAGCACCAGCACTATCCCCATCAGCAAATAGAAACACTCTGTCGAAGTCAGAGAGAAGTCTGGTGTAATGCTTCTTCCAGTTGTTCACTCCAGGGACCCCCACCGCAGGTATCCCGCAAACTGTATCAAGCGTGATCGTGTCAATCTCACCTTCACAGATAGAAATGTATGAGGACGCTTTGAAAAACGCACCCACGTTATAGAGATGCGTCGTCGCTCCGCTGATCCCCATGTACTTTGGCTCTGAGTGGTCCATCGACCTGAATCGAAGGTCAACCACCCCCGAACGCGTAAGATACGGAATCGCCAAGCGATTGACATAGGCTTCATGACCCGTGAGCGGCTCTAGCACGACGCCCAAGCGCATTTTCTGGGCCTGCTCCAGTGTTATACCCCGTTCTGCGAGGTAGTCCTCCGCTTCGTGTAATGCGCTGTGGTAGAACTTTGCCGCTCTGGTCAAAGATTCCCTTTGCAAGTGTGACTGCTTCACGAAAGTTAACTCCTTCTTTTTGCATAATGATAGCATACGCATCGCCTTTGTACTGGCAACCATGACACTTAAAGATGTTCTCTTTTAAATTGACTGCTGCAGATGCATGTGAATCATCGTGGAAGGGACACTTTAGTTTAGCCCATCCACCACGGGTAGGAACCCGAGCACCGTAGTACTCGAGAATTGTTGTTATATCTGGCTTATCTTGGCTCATCTTTCATCGCCTTCTTTAGTAACTCTAAATACACTGACCCAGGCATTGTAGCATACCAATCAGCAGGAGATGATTTACCTTTGCGCTTGTGCCATACGACACCAGTCCATGCCTTAGCATGAACCATCTCGATCTTCAACTCTTCTAGCCAACCAGAGAGAGCCATCTTTGCATGGTCTTTGACTTCGATGCATACACCATTGACACCAGCGATGTCGCCCTTATCTTCTTGCGCCCCTGCTAAACGCCTTTCAGCGTATGGGAATCCGTTCTCAATTAGATAATCAACGATATCTCTTTCGGCCTTAGATCCTTTGGCCTTTGCTGGGTTACTCATTAGTACCAACCATGTCTCTTGTGAAACTTTAACGCCTTGGTAGGTGTGCCATAGCGGTGCTTGATATATTTCAATCCGAGATCAATCTGCTTTATGAGTGGAGTTTTTGGATCCATCTTGAGCAGTTGAGGTATGCCGTAAGCAGTAGAGCGAGGATTGTCTGCTGTGTAATCCCAGCGTGACTCGATGTACCATAGTTCATCTAAAGCCTTCCACTCTTTAACGCTATTGAACTGTGCCATGACCTTGATCTTAGCAACTTCTTTTGCGATCAACTTCATTTCTTTCATCGCTGGATTCGCACAACGATAAACAATTTCTTCTTCAATCTGAATAATCTTATTCTGTAAAGTAAGAGCACCCACAGTGTGAGGCAGTGTACCCACAAAGACCACAAAAATCATCAAGAATATGTATGTTCTTAGTTTCATCTTTACTCCTCAGTTGGGGCCGTTGCCTGTGTTCCACAGTCAGCGCACTCCATATCTAGAAAGTACATTCCTATCGTACCATCTGCTTCAAATGTTACTTTAAGATTCCAAACGAAACACCCACATACGCATACAGTGGTGGGTTCACCTCTGATATCCATAGCCCTTGAGTAGTCAGGTTTCAAATCATTGATGTGCTTCATTGTACCCGTTCAGGTATGTCTGAGACATCCATAAATTCGGGATTGAACTGCAACCAAAAAGCCGTATCCCCAGTTGGATCTGCCTTACCATAGCGGTTCTTAACGGGTGCTACCGCGAGGTAGCCTGGTGCGTTAGTTCCCACTGTACAGATAAGTGCAGGCAACTGTGCCACCATACCCTGCAAAGCAGAGCGAGGTTGGCATGGGTTCCCCGTATACGACTCTTTGGTATGATGCAGTATCAATACCGCAGCGTTGGTATCTCTTGCAAGATACTTCAACTCTTTTATTGTCGAACGCATGTTCGCAAACTCTTCTCCCCCATCGTTGGAAATATCCATAAGGTTATCAACAACTATGAGAGTCGGCGAACAGCCCCACAACTCCTCGAATGCTTCTACCTCTTGATCGAGATCTGCCAGCGTTGGTGCTGACTCAAACGACCAGAAGATATGCCCCGAGGAATCATTAATTGTTTTACGACTACCATCAATATCTTCGTTGAGCATGTGCTCAGCATCAGACTGGGACTTGCTAGTAATCATAGATAGCAGACGCATAGCCATTGTGTGAGCGTTTGTGTCGGCTGATACATACAAGGTAGGAACTTTAGCCCGTAGCGCAATAGCCAAGGCCAAGGTCGACTTACCAGCACCAGGAGTGCCAGCAATCATCGAGACTTCGGATCGGCGAATAACTACTTTGTTGGCATCGAACGTGCGGAACACTGATGGTAATGGTTCACCACCGATGTCCTTTCCACCAACTGCACGGGCTAGGGTTCTCATAACTTAGAATGCACTCCATTCAGAATCGTGTCGGCGTACCCATACTGGTTCGCACTGATCTGGTGTTCCCTTAGGTGAAGGACACATGTATGCCTTCCATGGACCCTTTGCACCTGCACCTGTTCGCTTGGTCATTACACCATGTGAGCAGGTCTTAGATGATGGTCCAAGGTTACCAGCATTTGTTGGATGTGCAGTATGAACTGCCTCAGCGCCTGGAAAGGCTGCTGTGATGTTCTGAACTGCCTGAACACCATTGCTAGGTGCTCCTGATAGAGACTGTGCCATAATCTTGAGTACATCTTGTGACTCTTCGATACCGACAGCACTCTCTAGTGCTTCACAGAAACCAGCGTAGGTCTCTGAGGCTACCACGAAGATACGTCCATCGGGTAGTTTACTGCTGACTTGGAAGTTACCAGTCATTTGTTATCTCCTTTTTTTGTTGAGTGAAGAAACTTGCATGAGGATATCACACCACATCTGCCACAGTTTGAGAAATTGGGCAGGAAGATCGTATTCTTTCTAGCGATATCAAAGGTGTTGAGTATGTCCTCGACACGCTCTGCGTGTAGAAATTCTAGGTTCCATTGTGAGACTGTACCAGTACGTGCATCCCAGAAACCTGCCCTATCGACAGTAATCCCATGCTTACCCAATGCCCATGCATACACTGCAAGTTGCAAAGGATGCTTCTGGGATGACGCACCAGTCTTGATGTCGATGAGTACCCTATTCCCATCGAAATCGGTCATGACTCTATCGATTGCCATCTTGACGATGGTGTCCTCGATAGGAATCTCATACTCTTTTTCTATAAAATCTTCGTATACATTCCAGCCATTGTTGCGGAACTTAATCCACTTCTCAAGCATCCAGATGCCTTCGCCATACCACCACGACATGTCTTCACGCTTGGCATACTGCCACTCGTTCATGTCTCCATGGAGTTCTTCATCTTCTTTGACCTGATCGAACCAGACCTTGTTCCAGATGGTTTCAGGATCTCCGCCTTCGAGATCATAGACTTCGGTAGCCTTGTGAACGGCCGTGCCACCTGTGAACCAGACGGCGTGGGCTTCTTGTACCTTCTCAACTTTGGTGAGATAGTACTTCCAACCACACTCTTGCCACGTGGTTAGTGATGAATAGGAAATATGCTTTGGTAAATCGCTCATGGAATTACTATACCAGACGATTATGTTTTAGGAAGATTGAACCTTCCACGAAGTCAACCGCGTCGTCGATATCCGATTCGATGTCTATCCAGAGTTCTGACGAACTCCCCATGACGCTACATCTCCGCATTTCTTACCTTCCTGCCTGAGTCCTGAATTTAAGAAATGCCCCCCTACCCCCCAAAAAAAATTTGGTGGTTCAGGGAGGCGATGAACTAGGCTTTGCCGTCGTCCGTCATTTGAAGTTTCTGCCCCACGGTTTAACCCGCCCAAAGAGAATATCATGTGATACGATTCTCCGCATGATAGAGATAGCCATCTGCGACGAGTGTCGCAAAACGATCAACACCGAAGACGATAACTTTGTAATTGTCGACAAAGTATACTACTGCTACGACTGCTGGAGGAATGTCTGATGCCCACATACGACTACGAATGCCCTGGGGATGGGGAAGTCATTGAGTTCACCCTACCCTTCGACCATGAGGCCCCTCTATGCGCCTGTGGTGACGTTATGAGGCGTGTTTTCAACGCTGTACCAGTGAAGTTTAACGGTACAGGATTCTATTCCACAGGTGGTTGAGCAAAAGTTAATTGGAGTAAATCAACCTTGAGTTGAGGCGATTTGAAGGGTCTACCCATACATTTACCCTCGGACGCTAAAAACTAGGCGCAACTCGCCATCTTTCGGGGCTATTTGGGGCATTGTAGAGACGACAAAAAGCCCCCCACCAGAGGTTAGTCTGATGAGGGGCTGATTGTTGAGAGCAGGCTAGGTTACTTAGAACCCTTGCCGAACTCTGGGGACTTAGGATCGAGAGCCTTCCACACAGGTGCGATGAAGGCTGAGACGAAGGCATAAGCCAAAGTCTTTGGGTCAGTTACACCTGACATGTAAAGCGCTGTGACCGCAGGAACTGCAGCACGAGCATATGTCGTTGCGATTGCAATGAGTTTATCTTTTGTCATGTTTCTCCTTATGACTTGAATACTGGCTTACCAAAACCGACAACAGACACGACTTGTGACTTGCGGAGTTTGGAGCCATTCTTCTTCTTGTAGGCGCGTACCTTTAGGCATACTTGCCCTCCGTTACGCTGGTCGCCCTTCTTATCTGGGGCGGTGTTGCCTTCGATACAGGTGACTGTGCCATCGCCGTTATCTTTAACGACAATGCCAACGTGAGAGATGCGGTCTACTCCGTCGTTTGGGAAGTCAAAGAACACAACATCTCCTGGTAGAGGAATTGCTTCCTCAGCCTTTTCCCATTGGTTCTTCTTCATAAACGCGGTAGCACCTGCAACTGTTGATACGCAATTAGGGATCTTGAGACCCACTTCATTGGCACACCAGTTGACAAATGACCCACACCAAGGCAGGAAGTTAGCCTTAGTGAAAGCACCGTACTTTGTTTCGTTGTCCTTAGGACCTTCAATAACACCGATTTCTGCTCGGGCTACTGCAATAAAGTCTAAACGCTGACCCATTATTCACTCGCTTTCTTATCAACCTTAGCAAAGGCTGCGTTGATTTCCTCTGAGGTGAGGCTTCCATCTGCTAGGTAGAAACGGGCAAGGGCTTCAAGCACACGTGCTGCTCCCAGAGCGCCAGCAAGCGTTGCGGCCTGCCATACTTCAATCCCAACTAATGATCCAGCACCGATAACTCCAAGAGACTCTGCTGCGATAACAGCAAAGATTCTCATCATTACGTTCTTGAATGTATCCATTATTCGTCCTTCATGTTTCGGATGTTGAGCGTTACTGCCCAGACAATAAGTGTTACGATGATTGCATAACCAACTACGGTCTTTGCAGACCCTTCTAGAACCACCCAGGCGGTGAACATGCCTAGGAGAGTCCAGAGTTGATTAAAAAAGTCTGAGAACCATTTCTTCATTAGGGTTTCCTTCTGTATGCGGCTACTGCAGCAGCACCTGCTGCGGCTTGGGTGGCTATGTTTCCAGCGATAATGGCTGATAGAACAACCTTCTCGGAGTCTTCTCTTACCTCTGGTGACATATCTGCACCAATGTTTGATAGGGCGGTAAGGACTTGTCCTGGATCTGTAAAGAGTTCTGATAGCAATTCAGCAGGATTCTCAAGGAGTTCAAGAGCAATCACTACCTCTGCTGTCAGGATGACTCCGTTCTCCAATTCGATTGGAGTATCAGGAGGCAACACGCTGAGGTCAGTCGTGTCGGTTAAAACTACAGTTTCTGGTACAATTGGTTCAGGTATTACTACAGGAGGCTCAGGGGCCTCGACAGGGGGTTCAGGTGCAGGTTCTGGAGCGGGCTCAGGAGCAGGCTCTTCCTCTGCAGGTGGTTCCTCTGCCTCAGCAGGAGGCTCTTCGGCAGGTGCAGGTGGCTCTTCTACAGGTAGAGGAGGTTCCTCAGCAGGCGCTGGTGGTTCTTCCTCTGGTGCAGGTGGCTCCTCTGCTGGTGCTGGAGGTTCCTCTGGTTCAGGTTCTGGCTCTGGCGCAGGCTCGGGGGCTGGTTCTGGCGCAGGGTCAGGAATAGGTAATGGTTCTGGTTGAGGCTCTGGCGCTGGTGGTGGTACCACTACTGGCTCTGGTTGTACTACTGGTATTGGCTCAGGAAGAGGAGTAACTACAGGTGTTGGATTTGATTCTACTGTTTGGGTATCTACCGTTGATGTTTCTGCTGGTAGCACAGGAGTTGAAGTATCGGAAGTTGTTGTTTGAGAATCAGAAACGGAAACGGTCTGTGAGTCGGATGACTGACTCTGATTCGTTGATGATTCTGAAACTGGCGTTGAAGAAGTCTGAGTCTCGGTTGAATCAACTACAGTCTGAGAATCTTCTGTTGAAGGACTCGGAGAGGGACTTGGTTGAGGCTCGGGAGCAGTTGAAGTTTCTGACTCAGCAGTTGGAGTCTCAGAGGTTACAGTTTGAGTCTCGCTGGGACTTTCGGGACTAGGGGTTACGCCATTATAGTAACGAAGAGCGTTATCAGAAAGACTGTCACTAATAAAAACAGTGAATCGTCCATTGTAACCACCCTCACAAAAAAGTCTGGGAATACTACCCTTACCATTAAAGAAACTATTACTATTATCCCAGCCAGTCGTAGCAGTTCTAGTCTCACTACCATCGGCAGTGGTACAAGTAATCTGTACGTCTAAGACCATTACAGCCTGTGATGATGCTGGGAATAAATAAGATGTGCCTAATACTAGGAGAATAATTCCTAGTCTACTTGCCGTCCTTCTCACAGAGGAGGAGATATATTTGGTCAACGCGTGTTTCCAATCGGTTCACTTGATCTTTCACGGATCCACCCCCATTTGGCTTTAGTTCTGATAGATAGTGTTTAACTAACCATCGAACAAAACCTGTAAACCCTACAATCAGGGTCATTAGCGCTACGAAAAAACCAGACCACTCAGCAACTGTCATAAGACTGTCCTGACTGTTACAGTGAGCAAACCACCAAACCCAGAGAAGTTTCCACTTGGTGGGGTCTTGCGAGAGAATTGAATCTGCTCGATAATGGCTTGCACACGTTCTCCTGTAGTAAAGTCTTGCACGTTTACGATATCTCCCTCGGCTTCAATAGCCTCAAGAATTTGAATACGCTCCCACGCACGGCCTTCATATCCAGTCGTTACGTTATAACGGTCTTTCTCAACGTCAAAGCACCACACGGGGAACTGAATCAACCGTTGGCGCTTAGTTGCAGGAAGCGCTTTTGCTTGGAAGCCCTTAAACACGGGTCCTTGGCTGGTATCGCTTGCGCTACGTGAGAGCGTAAATCTGTAGGATAGGAACTCTTGTGGAGTTTCTGGGCTAGTTGTTGCTGCCTCTGGTGTGCCAACTGCAGAATTATAGGAGATGACGTTGTTGACATTGCCATTCTCTTCTACTGTTTGGATGTCCATAGCACCATAGGTGAATACACCTCTGGCACGTACAAACTTAAAGTTCTTTGGTTCTAGTGTTCCATAGCGGACAGCACCTGTCTGTAGGTATCCAGAGGTTACTAGAGTGCTTGCTGATTCAATGTATGCTTTTCCGTCGGCTGTCCCATTGTTAGCACTACAGAATGCTAGACGGTTAGTTGTTCCTACAAATCCTACTGCTGTTGTTGGATTAAGAGTTGTTTGTATTCCAACCAAGTCAGTTGAGTAAGCAAAGCGTAGTGGCTCTCCCTCGATAAGTTGGCTGAGGTCAACGCGAGTAAGACCGGCGTTAGAGCCTACACCTGTTGTAGCCCATGCAAAACGATCACGACATGCGATGTCATAGACAGGTTGAGTTGATTCAAATACAAGTGGACCATACTCAAGAGAACCATCTTGGTCATTAACGTTAGCAACGCGTAGACCCTTACTGGTTCCGATAAGCATGTAGCCAAGGTAGTAGAAAATCTTATGGATGATTTCTCCAGGTGGCAGTTCTGCAGCCACGGAAGCCTGTGACAGAGTTGGCATAGCGCCGTTAGTTCCTAGAGTGTACTTCTGGATAGTCGAATAGATACCTGAGTGACCAGCAGTATAAATAGCAGGACCTGATGCCGTGATGCTGGTGTACATGTAGTTAGTATTAGGATTGGTATAGATAGCAGAAGGCAATGTTGTTGCATTTGTAGCAATTTCATAGACAGCGTTATTAACGCACATCACAATACGATCTTTTACAAATTCCATCTCTGCAGAAGTAATAGTCAATCCAGGAGTTGTAAACCTAGCGGTAGGTGCTACTCCAGCACCATCTGATAACAATTTACGGTTAAACTCTAGTTTGCCAGATACTGTGTCATTTGTAACAAAGTAACCATATAGGCCATCGTCACAGAGGGCAAACACAGGATCATCTGATCCAGAGTTATAATCTATCCAGTGAATCAATGTTCCATCAGCGTCAATACGGTCTATGTCATAGCCATCATGAAGCAAGATTGCATTTGTATTGCTGTAACGAATAGAGCGAATATGCTGCTCAGCCTTTTTTGTTGGATCTTCTTCGTTAACTTCTGTTGTTATAGTATGAACGTTGCTTGTATCCTTGAGCAGGGTTACTTGACCCTTAACCCAAGGGTTGACACCCTGTGAATCAAAGTAGCGGTAGCCAATTGACTCACCTGCTGATGGATCAAAGAACTTGATACCTGCTCCACCATGGAATGATGACTGAGAACGCAACCACCAACCTGTAAGAGATTGCTCTCCTGGCTCACGTGAGTTGTCAAACTGATCCTTGCGATAAGGTGCAGTCTCACGCTGATATGGGTTCTGATCTGTTGGTGCAATGAAGAATGGGATACCACCGAAGGCTACGTCATAGTCCTCTGCGTTATTGGTCCAGAATCCACTTGTTCCAGGATTACCTACATTGAGGGGTAAACCCTCGGTAATATCTTGGCCAGCCAAGGTGTACCTCCACTACTAGAAAATTAAATTATTCGGTTGGAATTACTTGCCAGTTAAGGTCAGCCTCTACCCAGCGATAGAATTGTCCGTCAGTAGGCATAGGTGTAGGTGCTTCCCAAGTTGAACCATTGCGTGTCCAAGATGGATAAGGTTGTGGCGCTACAAAGATGTCTTCTTCTTCATTGTATGAGTAGCCAATTCCTGCATATACACCACGAATGTTATTGTTGTAACTTGTACGCTTACAGGTTTGACCACGAAATTCTCCATAGTATGCTTCCCAGTCAGAGATGCCGTCAACTACTTCGTCTTCGTTGCGTCCTACAATTACTTCTGTGACAATGTTGTTATCGTCTAAAAATGCATAATGTGCCATATTTGTTCTCCTTTTGAAACTGTATGTTTACCAACTTATTGTTCCTGTTCCTGCTGTAAATACATAATATCTATATCCACCACTCGTAGAAGTGGTATAAGTTAATCCTACTGAAACGGAATTAAGTGTCGGTCCTGAATCAGGGTAGCGAAAAACAAGAATTCCTGAACCACCATTACCTGACATACCACGATAACTTTGATATCCAGATTGATCGGCGCCACCTCCACCACCACCAGTGTTGGCTCCTCCGCTACCTGCTCTTGTTATAACTCCGCTGTTTGTGACATAGCCACCGTTACCACCGCTATTACGTGCAGAACCTCCGCCAGTTCCTACTGTTGAGCCATTGCCACCAGCGCCTCTATTTCCACCACCACCGCCGCCAATGCCACCGTTTCCACCGCGACCTGCGTTCCAAGAACCACCTCCACCACCACCTGCATAGTAGAAGCCATCAAGCCAAAGTCGCCCAGCGCCGCCGTCTCCACCGTTTCCAGTACCGTTTCCACCGACGCTACCAGCGCCGCCACCTCCGCCAGAAACTACATCTAAGGTATTAATACCACCAGCAAATCCATAAGCAGTGCCATTGGTTGCTGCGCCTTGATTGCTAGCGCCTGCAGCAGTATTAAAACCACCGCCACCACCTGAGCCACCTGCTAAACCAGCCTTAGACAGCACATCTCCATAAACACCACCACCGCCACCACCGTTTGCTGTTTCGCCAGCAAATAATGATGAAGTTCCATTAATGCCAATAACTCCATCACCTTCTACTTCCGTGCCACCTGCACCAATGGTAATAGAAAATGTGCTTGTAGTTAAATTTATTGTGCCAGAAATGTATCCTCCAGCACCGCCGCCGCCACCGTGACGAGCACCACCACTTCCTCCACCACCAACTAAAACATATTCAATAGATGTTGGTCTTGGAACATAAGCAGTATTACCTACAAGTAAACTTCTGCTTTTGGTCTTAGTTTTAAGACTAATAACTGCCATTAGATTGTCACCGTTCCCGTTCCCGCTGTGAATGTATATACCTTGTAACCAGAACGTGATGATGTATCAAGTGTATATGTTAAACCACCAGAAATAGATGATATGTTTGCGTTTGTATTTGGATAGGCAAGAATTACAATTCCTGAACCGCCATTACCACCATTAGTTCCTTGCTGACCACCACCACCGCCAGAGCCAGTGTTAGCAGAAGCAGAGTTTCCAGGTGAACCACCGTTACCAGCACCACCACCGCCGCCACTTCCAGGACCTGTACCGTATGAGGCAGAACCACCTGCACCGCCGCCACCAGCGCGAGCAGTAGATGTACCGTTAATAGAAGATGAAAGACTTGCACCGCCAGCGCCAGCGGTTGAACCGCTTTTATTTCCTCCAACGCCGCCCGCTCCGCCACCACCGCCGCCTGCTAATAGTTCGCTGGTTCTATTTCCTAAACCACCATTGTTACCTTGACCAGATGTACCAGTTGCAGTAAGATTTGGATCAATAGCAGAACCACCACCAGAACCGCCGTTGGCTCCGTTATCTGGGTCGCCAAGGTCAGAACCGCCACCACCTCCACCTATTGCAGTAAATGAAGACAAAACAGAATTGGTACCATTACCGCCGCGTCCAGGCGCAGAACTTGTTCCGCCTCCACCAGGTGCACCGATAGTTATAGTAAGTGGTACGCCAGTATTAAAATTTGCTGTGCCAGTTAAATAACCACCAGCACCACCGCCTCCACCAAAGGAATAACCGCCTCCACCGCCACCCGCAATTACAAGGTATTCTGATGAAAGTGCAGGGATAAATGCGCTGTTGCCAACAAGTAACTTAGAATTAATTACTTTAGTTTTCATAGATGAAATAGCCATTACCAACTCACATTTCCTGTGCCTGCTGTAAATGTAAAGTATTTGTAACCACCTGTTGTGGTTGCTGTGTAGGTTAAACCTGCACCAATAGAAGATGGAGAAGAAAAAGTATCGGCATAACGAATAATTACAATACCTGAACCACCAGATTTAGCGTCGAATCCTCCGCCGCCACCTCCACCGCCTCCAGTATTTGTTCCGCCTGCTCCTGCGGCAGGTGAACCAGTATCATTTCTTCCACCGTTACCACCTCCGCCAGCACCGCCGCCGCCCCAACCTGCGTTGTTAGCACCACCGCCGCCTCCGCCTGCGTATGTAACTCCATTGACCCAAGCGCTACCGCTTCCGCCACCAGAAAGTCCACCGCCGCCTGCTTTACCGCCGCCGCCGCCTGCGCGTTGAGCGCCGTTATCTCCGTTTGCTCCACCGTTGCCTTGCCCACCAGTACCGCCAGCACCGCCTAAGTTAGTGGTATAACAGCCACCACCACCTGAGCCACCCGAACTTGCAGTTGCTCCTACTGCTGAACCTGCACCGCGTCCACCGCCAGTAGCGGTAAAGGAAAAAGCAGTTGAATTAACGCCGTTACCACCTGCTCCGCCACCGCCACCTACAGTAAATGTATAGTTGGTTCCAGCCGCAATTGATGTTGTTGTTCCGCTAAGCATACCGCCAGCGCCACCACCACCAGTAATAAGTCCACTACCTCCACCACCACCACCTGCTACTACAAGGTATTCAATAGATGTTGGAATTGGGTTATAAAAAGCATTGCCTACTAAGAGGCTAATACTGTTTTCGCCAGTCTTAACACTCTTAACAGACATTAGACAGAAGCCTCGTCTCCGTATGCGTGGAATACAAGGTTAGCAGTTGATGCATAGACTGTAATTACATCTGTAGTTGCAAGAGTAAGACCAACAGTAACAACTGTAGTATCTGATGCACCTACTGTAATATCGTATGCAAAGTAATGCACGTTTGCTAGCGTTGCTCCCGCTGGGCGAATAGCAATACGAAACGTTGCAGCCGTTGAGGTTAGGTTAGCAATAGAGATACTTGAAACTACGGCTTCCTTTGCAGAAGGCACTGTGTAGAGTGTAGTAGCAGTAGTTGCTGATGGATTAGATTGTCCTAGTACTTTTTTAGCCATTTGTTTCACGCTCCCATAAGCATAAAGATTGACGGTGTTGGGTCTGTTACGATTGATGCCCACGAAGCGGATGTTCCGTTAGTGGTTAAATATTTTCCTGAGTTGCTTGTCTGACTTGGTAACGCATCAACTGGTCCCCAAGAAGAAGTTGTTCCATCTGTAGTTAGATACTTGCCTGAATTACCAGTCTGGCTAGGCACTACATATTGAGTAGAGTCTGTAGCCACAAGAGTCTTGCTAGATGGAATAGTTGTACCGTTGATAGATGTAGCAGTTGCCACACCAAGTACGGGGGTAATAAGAGTTGGCGTGTTATCTACTACAAACTTACTTCCAGTTCCAGTCTGTGAGGCAATAGAAGTCACATTGCCTACAGAGGTGATAGGACCAGTTAGGTTAGACGGAGCAAGGACTGTAGTATCAATGTAGTTCTTAGTTGCTGCATCCTGTGCGCTAGTTGGGTCTCCAAGACCTGTAATCTTATTGGTTCCCATAGCAAGAGCACCAGACATTGTGCTACCAGACTTAAGTACTACTGTGTCTGCAAAGTTTGCTGTATCAGCAATTGCTGCAGCAATCTCATTAAGTGTATCAAGAGTAGATGGAGCACCGTCAATGAGGTTAGCAATAGAGGTATCTACATAAGCCTTAGTAGAAGCATCTGTGTTAGATGTAGGTGTAGCCAAGTTTGTAATCTTCTGGCTATTAACAGATACTGCAGCAGTTGGTGCTGCCATCTGGTCAAGGCGTGAAGTACGAACCTGTGTATCAAAGTCTGAGATAGTTGAGGCTGCCTGTGTGCCTGTGTGGTTAGCACGGGCTAGTGGGTCTGTAGCCAACTTAGATAGGGCAATTGCAGCAGAAGCGTTGATGTCTGCATTAACAATACCGTTGGTCAAAGCCAACTTGCTATAGGCAATCTGAGCAGATGAGTTAACGTCTGCGTTGACAATTGCTCCAGTGCCAATGACTGTTGTAAGGCTTACGTTGCCAGTTCCATCAAAGGTAACTCCGCTTGCTTCTACATCTCCAGTAAGTTGAAATGTGCGACCTGTGGCAAGGGCTGTGGCTGTAGCAGCATTACCTGTTGTAGAACCAGAAGTACCTGATACGTTGCCAGTGACGTTGCCTGTGAGGTTACCTGTGAAAGTACCAGCGATAGCACCAGTACCAGTAATAGTTGGGCTAGTCAGTGTTTTATTGGTAAGAGTCTGAGTTGTGTCAGTTCCTACAAGTGTTGTTGTTGCATCTGGAATCGTAACTGTACGGTCTGCAGTAGGGTCTGTGACTGTAAGAGTTGTTTCAAATGCGTCGGCAGTAGCGCCTTCAAATACAACACTTGCATCTGAAATAGTTAGTCCTGATACAGTAGGTGAGGTAAGAGTCTTGTTGGTAAGGGTCTGGGTATTGGTTGTACCAACTACAGCGCCTGTAGCACCGTGTCCTGTGGTTGCTTCGATGTGATTGTTAGCCTCACGGAAGTCAACACCGATAGCCATGTGACGAACCTTGGCTCCTGCTGAGTGGGCTACACCAGAGACGCCTTCTGTACCAGTTCCGTCAACACCACGGATAATTGTGATTGTTGTACTAGAAGGAGAACTAGGTGATGTGGCATAGACAATCTCTTCAAGGGCTGTGTCTGGATCAATAACGAGAGTAAAGCGCTCACCAGAACCAGGTGTGATGTTACCAAGCACCGCTGCTGAGTTAACAACCATAGTGGTTGCAGTTGCGTTAAGCGCTGATGTGAGTGATGTCTCTTGCGAGATGGAGGAGTATCTGCGGACTGTCATTGATTAGTACCTCGTATAGTGGATTCGGGTTGGGTAAACATCACGAAGTTTTCCTGCTTCTTCGTTTAAGCGTTGCTGATAGAGTCCAAGCATAAATCGTGCTGTTGAAGCACCAGAGCCATACTGGATCTTTGTATCTGCGTTATCTGCTTCTGCAGATGAATAGTTGAGTCGGCCTGGGTCAATGAATGACGCTAGGCGGTATGATGCTCCATAAAGGATGACATCTTTACAAGATGATGGAAGCCCTGTGACAGTCTCAAATACTGCAGAACCCTCAGATGCTGAGAGTGTGGCTGGCTTCTTGGTATAGTGAACCTGGATCTTGCGACCTGATTCAATATTGTCGTAGACTGAAATGCTATTGCCTGATGCAAAGGCTGTGGTGTTTGCAAGCGGATCCTGACGCCAGTTACGAAGTGGCATCCATTCTTCGGTAGATCCTGTTGGTTGCCATGAGACGTAGAGGATTGTCTCTGCCTCTGCTGGGAGACTGTAGGTTGTCTTAGCAGAGTTAAAGTTAAAGACATGAACTCCTGTTGCAAACAATTGAGGAAATACTGCGTCAATTGTATCGTTAATGGCTTTCTTGATTACTGCCTTCGGGAAGGTAGGAGCAACAACTACTCGGCTGTTAACCGTGTGTACCGCTGCCGTAGTACCGTTATAGCCACGGCCATAAGGTGCTACAGTAGCAGTATTGGACACACGATCATAACTATCAATCCAGAGTAGTTCGTCATCAATCTCGACAACACCTTTACCAATATTTGACACATCAGCCAAGTTAAGAGTTAGGCCAGATGCGCTGATCTCCTGTGTAAGGTGGGTACTACGATCCTGCCTCATTGTATAACCAGATAGGTTGAGGAGTGCCTCATCTATCATATTGGTATAGGTGGTTGTCATTTAACGTCCTTTAAGGTTGATTTACTTGTTTTTTTCTGCTAGGTACTTTTTCCATGCTGCAGGACCTGCTGCCAATGCTCGCTCGCGTTTATTCTTTGGAGTATTATACCAGGCGCGTGCAATCAGATCATATACTGGATTCATACCAGAACCGTTTGCCTTTGGCTTAGGCTTTGGCTTAGGCTTTGTCTTATTAACCTCTGCATACGGTCTTGGTGAATACGATGTTGATGCAGCCTTTGCTGGTTTGTCTGGTACGAACATTGATCCTACGTATTTGCCTCCGCCAGAAGTTGTCTTTGCTGGCTTGTCTGGTACGAATATTGAACCGACATAGCGACCAGAAGACGATGGCTTTGTTGATGCTGTTGCCTTTGCTACGCGAGCATCGCCATACATACGGCGGAGTGCTTCACGATACTCAGGAGAATTATTTGATGATGCCGACTTGAGGGAGGCAGTCATTCCCTGCTTCTTAATCTTATCAATGGTTGCTTGTGAAACCTTGATGTTTCTGTTTGGCTTAGTTGCCATGTTACCACTTAACCTTATCTGCCCAATATGCGGCACTCAATTTTCCTTTAGAAATGTTACTTGCGTGACGTGCCTTAAATGACTTACGTCGCGCTGCATAGGATGCCGACTCTCCCTTTTTCTTTGGAGAGCCACTGACACCCTGTTGACCAAAGCGGATAGTCTTGACCGTCCCGCCCACTTTTGCCACAACTACGTGTGACTTCTTAGGGTGAGTCGGTGTACGCTTTGGTTTGTTATAACCAGATACTCCTACCCGCTTTAGTCTAGGATCTTGCATTTATCCTTTAAGCATCTTTCTTAGTTTTGCTATTTCAGCAGGTGTAAAAGCCTTGCCACCAGACGTCATGCTTTTTTTAGCAGGAGGAGTAATTTTTTTGCTAAATGAGCCTGACTTTGTAGCCATTGCTGTTAATCTACCTTGTGCTGCAGCCTTAGCCTTAGCCTTAGCACTCATAGGTGCTGGTGAGTACTTTGTTGATGCCTTCTTTGGTGGAACTACTGGATTTCCTATGCCACCTGATTCATCATAACCTGGACCAGGATATCTTCCTCTGCGTGCCATTACATTACCGCCTTAGATTTGGCGTTTCCTCCGCCAGCCTTGGTTGGTCGCTTACCTGGGGTAAATCGTGATCCCTCGTAGTAACCTGGAGCCTGTGTCTGTGACTTTGTAACACGCTTTGTTCCGTACATGCGCTTTACGCCTTCGACGTATGCAGCGCTTGCCTTGCCCATAACAGCCTTCTTGAGAGCATTTGTCATGCCGTCTGCCTTGATGCGGTCAATTGTTGCCTGGCTTACCTTGATAGGTGCTGCCTTTGGCTTTGATGCTGGTGCTTGGTAGTTGCGGTATCCCGAAGGTTGTCCGCCGCCTGATTGTCTTGCCATTTTTGTTACCTTCCCTTTATCTGTATTTTGAGGTTTTCTTTGCTATCGCTTTGGGTTGTCTTACAAACTGCTTGCCTTGACTTGTGCCCTTACGCTTGGCTGCAGTTGTTTTTGCGTATTCCTTGGCCGATAGAGCCTGACGTGCCTTCTTGGGAAGGTAGCGTTCTCCCGTTGCCTTGGATCCTTGAGTGCTGGGTTTGCCAGACTTGGTTCCCCACTCTTCCTTAGTCCACTTGGACAAGGACTTCTGTTTGCTGGTCTTGCTACCAGAGTAGCCACCACCAGCCTTTTTATAAGCCTGAGCGACTAACTGTGCTTTGCGAGCAGACCACTGACCAGGCTTGCCACCTTGAGAACTCGCCATAATGCGGTTCTTGATTCGCTCTCTTAACTCAGGCTTTGTATAGGTCATTTAATTCTCTTAGTTGGTGTAGTAGTTTGGCCAAGATCCATACTTTTTGGCATCAGCCTTACGCTTTTTGAGAAGTTCGGCTTCTGCTTTCTTTTGTTGCTTTTGCCAAGTTGGGTTTGAAGTAACTTTTGGCTTAGGTGTAGCGGTAGCCTTTGGTGTCGGCTTTACCTTACCAAGATCTCTAAGACCAACAGTACTTCCATTTGGAAGGACAAGTATTGGACCAGTGTTCTTTGGTTTAGGTGAAGGCGTAGCCTTTTTCTTTATTCCTGGCATAATTACATACCACGCTTGTTGTTGAAAATTCCGCGCTTTACGACTTTTTTCTTAGCAGACTTTTTGGCAATCTTCTTACCAGTCTTCTTGGCTTCCATTTTGGCCATAGCCATTCCCTTTGCTGTGTATGGGAACTCTTTTTTTCCTACCTTTGGCATTAGATTGCTCCTACTTCGCTTAGTTTGGATACTGTCTTGTTTTGTATTAAGTTTGTGCTGGGCATGGTATTAGCGTCGTAGGCTTTACCCATAGCATCAGATGCTCTACGAGCCTCTTGAATCTTCTTCATGGATGTACCTGACGGCTGGATACCCTGAGCCCTAGCATCGCGGTAGGCTTGTAACTCGCCTTCCCACTTCTTGTTACTTGTTTGCTTCTGTGAGGAAGCGTCCCCTGCATTCATCTGTAGCCCTAGTGCCTTGCAACCAAAGCAACCATCTATCGGATCTGGATGATGTTCCCAATGTTTCATACTGTCTCCACTGTGTATCCTGCAGCCTCTAGACCAGCCTTCTCGCCTGGGCTAACATCGTAAGTTATCCCACCTAGGTAGAATGCCTCTGCCTCTGCTATCTCTTCACTAGAAGGGTTTCTGACTTCATAATATTCCCCTTCGATCTTGATAACACTTACCCCACGTGTTAGTCGAAAGCGACTAAATAGTGGCCCCTCGCCAGCAGGACCTTCGCTGATGGTTGGTGTTGTGAATCTATATACCATGTGACCTCCTAAGTCGTTTTACTGATGAGTAGGGGTTGCCCCCTACCCACCCGTCTAATTACTTAGATTATGCACGAACTGATGAAGCAGTTTCGATGCGGTATAGCGCTTCCTGACGGAATACAGACCAGTTGATCATACCGTGCCAGCCGACTGGGCGGAAACGGTTCAACTTGTCTACAACGTTACCAAACTCAATGCCTGGTTCCTTCCATACTGCCTCAGCAAGTGCTTGCTGTCCGAGTACGTAAGTGTTGTAAACGCGAGCCTTAGGTGTAACTGTAAGTGTGTTTGTTCCAACAGTACCTGAGTTAGCGACAGACACAGTGAATGTTGTGTTTGTTGCACCAACTGAGATTGCTGTGATCAAAGCACCAGTTCCTACGTTTGTACCTGAGATAGCATCTCCAACCTCAGCAAGACCACCGAATGCACCGTTTGCTGCAACGATTGTGAACTCGCCTGAAACGCCTGATACTGCAGGAGCAGTAGCAAGTGCTGTTAGAGCCTTACCTGAGATAGTGTTTGTCATGCGTGGTGTCTCGATGAAACGGACACCTTCCCATGCGCCGAGTTCTCCTGCAAGGAGTGGACCAGCGTTCTGGTACTCATGTGGTGTACGCCAGATGTTGTTTCCTGTCTCTGTACGGAGATCATGTGAAACTTCTGGGTGGATGTATGAAACATACATTCCGCCACGAGTTAGGACGTTGTTAGCGCGTAACTTTGTTACTGCGTAACGTACGTCGCGTCCCTTGAATGTGTCTGTTGTGTCAATTGTTGACTTAGCAGCAGTTGTTGAAAGTGCTCCACCTGATTCACGGATGACGTTTGTACCTGCATCTAGAACAGCGGCAATACCGTTGTCTAGTGTTGTTGCCATGTTGAACGCAACTGCGTTAGCAATCCATGGATCAACATCAGAAAGTGACATAAGTGCCAACTTGCGTGTTGGAAGTACGACGCGACCTAGTTCTTGCTGTGTGACATCAAGAGTTGTAGTCGCTGGTAGTGCTACTGCATCTGGATCTACAGTTTCAGCGAGTGTTGCACCTGCGATTGAGGTGTCAGCAATATCGTTGTGGAACTGGAAACGGATTGAAGAACCGTCGTGAGTTGGGTTTCCGACCTTCTTGTCTGCGATTGCGCGGAACTGTGGTGTTGAACGAAGGTTGATTTCGATCAACTTGTCGTACGCCATAGTTACAAGATTGGAACCTAACCCAGAGGTTGTAGTGGTAAAGATATCTGCCATTTGGAGATATCTCCTTTCTGGTTAGTTTGCGGTTTATTGACCGCTGAGAATGGTTAAAATTTCTTCCTCAGAAGATGCATTCGCTAGGCGATTTGCAATATCATCAGATGCCCCTGGTGCTTCTGCATTGGTCAGTACATTGTTCATCTTCTGCATTGAAGCAATATCTTCTTGAGATACTTTTGGAGCGTCCTGTTGAATACCGAACACGTCGGCATACTGGTCGATCCATGAGGAAATTGCTTCCTCACTTGCTTCGATGTCATTCGGAACGAATGCAGCGATCTTTGCGTTGACTCCACGAGACGTAAAAACATCTTTTAGAATCCGCTCTTTTTGAGCCTTGCTCAATTCTCCCAGGTTACTCTCTAGTTCTTTTGCTCTGCGCTGCTCGGCCTTTAGTGCTTTGCGGAGTTTCTTTACTAGATCGGTATCGTTGTCGTATGTCGGGGTGTAATCCTCGTCATCTTCGTCTTCGATGTCCCAGTTGATGTTGTCGCGGTTGTTGCTCATAGCAACCTCTCCCTTGTTAGTAGTTGGCGTACGCCTCAAGATTGGAAGGGGCTCCAAGTTGGCTCGTACTATCGGTCTTATACACCATTGGGGCCGATGGGTCCAATGGAATTCTTTTATATTGTTCCGAGTGTGGAAGTCGAACCTAGTGAGCCACCGCTTCCGCGACTTGCTCCCATGACTCCGCTTCTACGCTTGAAGGCAAGTTCTTCTTGCTCTTTGCGTCTCTTGCGTAGTTCGGATGCAGTTCCCTTGAACTGTTCTTCTTCGAGTTGGGTTTGAATCGCTGCTTGATTGATTCCAACACCATAAATCTGTTCTAGTTTTGTCAATGGCTGGAGAGTCTTAGAGATAGTCTCATATCCTGCTGCAGCAGTTGCTTCTGCATCTGCAACATTACCTGTAGTAGCAGCAAGTTGCTTGATACGAGCAGCATCAAATGTAATGCCATACTCTGCTCTCTTGAGAGCCTGCTTACCAAATGCTGCTGTCTTAGCGTTGATCTCGAACTGTTCCTGACCGATCTTTGGATCAAGGTAGAAATCAGCAAGATCTTCTGCTTTACTAATGTACCCAAGTGCCTGTAATGTCTTGACTTCGTTAGGATCAGCCTCAAGAGTCTTGAGTGCTGCTGTAGCAAAACGCTGGTCTAGATCTGTAATGCGTACACCGTTGGCTACGTATTGCTCTATTGCTGCACGATCAGCAAACTTAGAACTACGTCCATAGCGAGATACTAGGCTCTTGACACCAAGTGAGAACTCCATGAGTTCCTTTGGTGTAGGAGTAAAGCGAGGATCTCCCTTATAGTTTTCTTTGAGAGATGTGAACTCAGCATAGAAAGGAGAGGCTAACTTAATACCATTCTTGGTGGTATATTCCTTGTTGTTGTATAGGAGATCAATAGCATTCGGCATCTCCATTCCATCATCCATAAGAGATTCAACAAAATTGATTGAACTATCAATAATTGACTCAGGAAAGTTAAGTTCTTTTAGTTTTGCTTTAATCAACTGTGATGCTTTTGTAGGAACAGTTGGTGGAGTAGGAGTTGATGTTGAGGTAGGGGTTGGCCTTGGAGTACGCGTTGGAGCAGGACCTTGGAATACAACAGAACCAGTCTCTACGCTTGTGCCAGCATTACGTCCAGTGGTATAAACTTCTACTGGGTTGCCTTGAAGGTCAAATATAAATTGTGTTTCTGCTGGAGCAACTGGTCCAACAAATTTAGCATCACCTGGCTTACTCACAGGTTTAGGCATTTTAACTGTTGGCTTAAATCCAGGAATCGGAGCAGTGCCAGTTACCTGTGCAAGTTTATCTTGTGTTTTTTTGAGAGCGTCTTGAAGTTTCTTTAACTCTGCTTTAGTTGCCATTACTTGAGCCCCTGTTCAAATGCATTTGCGATATCCATGGCACGGTTCTTACCGTAGGCGCTAGTACTAAACTCTGGTTGCTTTCTTGCCCACTTCTCAATCTCAATGGAGTTGGCTGTGCGAATGTTAGTCCCATCGTTATAGTTGACAAGTTCCTTGATACGTGGATCGTTATATGCGATATTTGTACCTAAGTATGAGTTGATAGCCTGTGAGATAGGTGCAGCAATAGTTTTAATATCTGTACCAGCACCAAGAATGTCTGCTGCTCCTGGGTGCATCTTTGCTGCGACCATACGCACTGACTGCAACTTAGTATCAATCTTCTGCTTGTACATCTCTGGATCACCAGTTCCAATAACATCTGCTGCAAATTTGGTTAGTTCTTCTAATGGAGGAACTGGCATTAGGTTATCTTCGTAGACTCTTTGTAGGTCATCAATAATAGTAGCAACACGGCCAGACTCTTCTTCGCCTGTAATCTTATAGTTGTTCTTTAGGAACTTAGCGATAAACTGTTGCTGCTCCTGCTGGGTAAAGCCCATACCCTGTGTGACTGACTTTGATGTGGCAGCAGTAGAGGTATCTGTACCAGATGTGGCACGTGTACTTGTGGTCTCAGCCAATTGACGCTGTGCCTCTGCATTGTAGCGAGTCTTAAAGTTCTCGATCTGCTTGTTGTTAGGCATTACACCAAAAGCACCATAGTATGCCTTGGATAGGATGCTCTCAGCATCTGTCTTATCAATCAATGTAAGGGCTGTAGATACCTCTTTAGAGAACTTAGGGCCTGTAGAAGAAGAAGCATATGGGCTCTGAGCCTGCTTATTAACGGTCTCAACCCAGTCAATTCCATCAATGTAAGATGCCTTGAGGATATCCTTCATCGCTGCAATATCTTGCATGTCTGTAAGCCCAAGGACTCCCTTTGACTTAGAAAGACCCATGTTACGAACCATTGCCTGGAAGTATGCAAAATCAGACATACCAGTTTTTTGAGTGCTCTGCAACTTTAGACCATCAAAGAAAGCAGCGGCAGATACAGCAAAGTTTTCGGTCTGTTGTGACCATGCTTGGAAGTAAACGCTTCCCTCAGCACGTATTAACGCAGCAGCGGCTTGTTCAGGTGTCTGTTGTGTACCTGTTGCTGGACCTGGTTGGTAAACCACTTTATTCTCCTGACTTCTTCAAAAGATTTGCAAATACAGAGTAATACATGCGCGAGAATGCAGGGTTACGCATCATTAAGTCAGTACCTAATCTTTCTAGTTCTTCACGGTATTTAGTATTTAACCAGAATGAACTGCCTAGATCTGGTGTTGGAGTATTGCGATCATTCTGTAATGTTGTTATCTTGTCAATATATGATGCGTAAAACTCAGAAGCCTCTGCATACACAGGTGAATCTTTGAATGCTGGATTACTTAGAGCCTCACCAATTGCTGTGGCGCGCTTTTCTTGACGTCCTGTGATAATGGTTGATGCTGGCTTTCCGCCGTATAACTTATTAAGTTCAACAACCTTCTTGGTATACCAGATATCTGAGTAGCCATTTGCTGCTTGCTCTTCTGAAATCTGTGATAATTCCATGTTATAGACTAGATCTTCGGATGCTGCTTCTAACTCTTCTCGAGATAGTTTCTCACGACGTGCGGTGGCTAACTGCCACTGGTAGTAAGACATAGCCGCTTCTCCACCAGGGAAGAAGTAAGGCACGATATCTGCATCACGTGTAGCATATTTAACTACAAGATTTGGATTCTTATTCAAGAATGACCAAGCATCTTCTGTACCTGTAACAGATTTAGTAGAACCACTGATTACAACGAGTAAGTTCTGCCATCCATAACGATCTGCAAACTGTTTTCTTGCCTCGTCAAAGTTACCAGGGTTTGCCTTTGAGATCTCGTCCCAGTTCTTATACAACTGTGTGGATGAGATAAAGTTGAATTTACCTTCATCTGTTTTGATCTTGCTAAAGATTTCAGTAGATGGAGTAGCAGGTGCTATGCTCTGGAAGAAAGCACCCATCAAACCTGTCCAACGACCCATGCTTTGAGCGTCATTAAACAACTCATTACGTGCTGTATCGTTGGCAAATGGGTTATCGCCATACTTGCCAGTAGATGCTAAGTATCCAGCCCAGTCTTTTGTCTCACGTTCAACTAATGTAGAATCATTAATTGCTAGCAAGAATGTTTTATTAAGCCATGCTGGAAGTATAAGTCCACTGATAGCGCCTGTTCCTGATGCACCTGGCTCACCAAATGGGAAGATAATATTACGCATAAAGTCCCATTGAGGACCAAATGCGTGTGACTTACCACTTGCCATATATGCAATCTGTGCTACAGGTCCAAGTCCTGGCATACCAGGGTTAACTGAACCAAATGCAAGGTTAAGAGACTGTACAGGTGCTGTAAGTTGTAGTGCATCCTTAGCACCAGTATCACCGATACCGATACCAGCAAAAGCGCTAAACATATCACCAGCAATAGGATAACGGAAGCGTTGCTTGCCAAAATCATCCTTGTAGAAGAAACCTTGTCCTTCTTCGTACTTGGTGTTGGTCAAATCGTAGATAGCAGATGATCCAGGCTGTAGCAAAGCATTGTATGCTTTACCAAACTTGTATAACTGGCGTGGATTCTGTGCTGTTAACTTAGTCCAAGCCTTGATAGTATTGAAGTGTGCCTGGATAAATGGGAACAAAAGACGTAATCTGTTAGCAGAATCAAGTTGACGAGATGCATCATAGAACAGATCTCTTGTATATTGACCAGCCATACGTGCTGCTGTGACATGCACATCATCGTATGACATCAATTGTGGAATACTAGGGTTTTTCTGACGCCTTCTGATCTCTTTATTGATAACACGTAGCGCTTCATGGCGCTTTCCTACTGGAATACGCTTTCCTGCAGGTGTACGAACAGTAATGCCACTAAGTGTCTTACCAGCCTGCTTTTGTAGGCGTAATAGGTCATCTAGACCCATAGAAGGTGCATAACGGCCAATATGATCCCAGTATGACATTCTAAACTCAGGACCATAGGCTGCAATGTTTTCAACCTTGGCTGATTGGGTAAAGAACCAGTCAACTGAATTCTTAAGGATAGATGGGTTTGCACTCATCCATGCCTTTGTATCAGAAAAGATAGCAACTGCGTCTGTCATCTCATCGCGTGGGAAAAGACGCTCTAGTTGTTCTCTGAATACCTTCTCAGCAGCGCGACCTTCTTCAATAGAAGCCGAGTTCTTAAAGCGTGGCATACGAATAACTTCGTCACCTGTTGCTGTTGGCACTTTTACAACACCATTAGCAAGTAATTCACGAATGTAAAGTCCGCGTTGTCCTGAACCCATCAATCCTTTGAGTGCTGTTTCGTAAGAACCAGTAGATGCTGGATCAAAGAGCCAGTTGCGAATACCATCTGCGTTTAAGTTAGCCTTGCTAAATGGCGCTTCTGGATCCTTTAGGAATACACGAGCAAAATCTGATCCACCAGTTCCACGTTCACCCTTAGAGAATGATGCTTCTAGGATTTCCTTAAGCATATTTGTACGCTCTTGGCCATTAATTAATACTGGTCGGTTATTGATTAGGTCATCAACCAACTTAGCCTGTAACTCTGGAGTATTTGCACGTGCCACAAGTGGCATCATGTCATCTAGGTTAAAACGAGCAAGTGTTGTAGCAAAGGCTGGATAGAAGTTTTCATCTGCATAGTCAACTACGCGATACCACTTACCAAGCAAACGTGTCTTTGCGTCAAGTGAACGCATATCTCCCGCTGAAACCTTGCGACCCATAAATGCTAGATACTCATCCATTGCATCCGTAAGTAACTTAGCACCTTGTGGATCCTTGTATGAGTTACCAAGAATATCATCGCCATATTTTTCGAAGTGCGTAAGCAACTTCTGCATAGCATTACCTGATTGATCTGCATACATCATTGCAGCAAATCCAAGAGGATGTGAAAGAAGCGTCTCGTGACCTGATAGGAACATACGGAATTGCATCTCACCTACGTTACGAGTAACGTATGAGATACGGAATGCTAATTGAGCGGTTCTCCAGTGTTCACCAAATTCAGAAATGAACTGGTTGGCAGCGTTTCCGTTACCAACAACACGCTTGAGTTTATCGTAACGTGCAATAGCACGGTAGATTGGCTTTGTATCTGGTAGGCGAATAACATCATCTACGAACTGGTGCAAATATACAGCACCATCAAGTGTTGCTTCCTCACCCTTACCAATCATAACGCCAACATGCTGTCCTTCTGGAAGGAGTGCGTTAGCATAAGCCTTGTGAAGAACCATTTCTTCGCCAGATAGTTTAAGTTCTCTTGCAAGGATTTCTTTAAGTTCTTTGCTTCCTGGTGCTACGCGCTCAACAATATCATCCTGTGCTGCTTTGATAGCATCATCAATAATCTTGGCTCGCGCAGCGTTAATACTGCCTCCGCTTTCTGCGGTTGCTGCAACAAGTTTGTTAACTACGTCGTCAATAACAGCCTGTCCAACTTTTGCCGTAGCCATCCATTCTGCAACACCTTTTGCAAGGCGATCTAGGTCGTTGAGTGGAAGCACCTTGGATCTTGAATACTGACGTGTAAGGAATGTTTCCATTTTCTCTACCATCATAAGAGCCTTGCCATTTGGAGGCATAATGCTCTTGATAACTGGAATGTTACCTTCTGCAACTGTCTGAGCACGAAGTGCTAAACTGCGAGCAATTCTTGGATCTGCTGTTGGAGACGCAAGTTGCCTACGTAGGATTGCTAATACCTCATCAGGTGTCTTAGCATCTGTAAGCATCTTAATGATATCCATATCCAACTTGTTGTTGAATAGACGAGATAACTTAGCAGCACTTGTTTCTTTAGCAACAATCTCTGCTACAACTGCAAAGCGCTTACCAAGTAAAAATTCATTTACTTTGCCTAGGTTTTCAGAGATAGGACCACCGATACGTTCGATTAGACCAGACTCTGCTGATAAAAGTTCCTGGAAGTAACGGTTTCTACCGATCTCTACTTCGATATCTAGTAATGCACCAAGACGACCATACTCAGGATTGCTAATAATTTGTTTTAATAGTTCTGGGTCACGCTCAACGTATTGACGGATAGCGGTAATTTCTGCTGCCTTAGCATCAAGTGTATCTACATCACGTAACGCTGCATCACGGGCAACTCTAGCACGTTCTGCTGCTTGTTCTGCTGTGCGAATTGCAGTTGGAACATCAAGAACAGCCCCAGGAACACGACTGTCTGCAAGCAAATTGCTAATTGTAACTGACTTAGCAGCCAGTGCATCTAAACTTGTGATTGCAATTCCACCAGTTCTGCCATAAATGGCACGAACATTAGAAAAACCATCTGCTTGCCAGATCTTCTTAACAGCATCTGTAGCCAAAGCCATAGCATGCTCGTTCTTTGTGACTGCAATCTTGCCTAGAAGTGTGGCAAGGTTCTCTGCAGAACCACCATTAAACATAAGATCATCAATGTATGCCTGAACATCTATTGTTTTAAGGGCTTCAATTGTTTCTTTAGGAAGATTAGGGTTGTTTTTAAGATTTTCAATTTCATCAAATAAACTTATACGACGAGCAACCTCTTCGGATACATCTGCCTTGAGAAACGTTGAGTAATCTGTAGCAAGATCAACAATCTTTAGATCGGCTTTTGCTGCACTTACTACGAATTCTTCTAATCCCTGAGTAGCAACTGAAATCTTTCCTGCTTCTGGGAGTTCATCTAGCATAAATGCGCCAGGAAAAGCCTTAGTTGTATTAGAGAAGTCACCAGAAAGTTGTGATAGTTGGCGAACAACATCATCTTGCTTTCCAGCAATGATGGTATCACCCAAGAATCTAGCAATCAGTGGATCTGCAAGTTCAGGAAGTTCCTTAGATGTTGCTTCTAATACTGATGCGTAGTAACTTTCATTCTGCAACTTCTGTGCTTCTTTGAAAGAACGTTCTGCTTGAAGAAGTTCTTCATCTCTTAACATGTAGGTGTTATTAATGTCGCGCCGGATTGTTTCAAGTTCCGTCTCACGCGCCTTCATGAGTAGTTTTTCGTCATTAGTAGGGTCTAAGATTTCCTTTGCCCTAGCAATATCATCTTGAAGTTTTTGTTCTGCAACGGCTACTGCTTTAACTTCTGCAAGTTGTTTTCCACCCTTGAGTGCAACTGCACCCTTTGCAACGGCTCCTGTACCAAAACTGAGGTAGGTAAGTGGATCTGCTGCTACGTTAATTACAGCATCAATGACACCTGACGTGGTTTTATAAAAATCACTATTTGGATCAACACCGATTGTAGATAGGCTTCCACGACCAATTGTAAATGACTTACCATTTACGCGACCAAAAGCCTGCATAGCCTTGGCTTGGTTTTTGCCCACTCGTGAGTTTGGATCAAGGAAGAATCCAGAACCAGTGCTAACTCCGCCACCATCTGCAACGTCACGAAGCAGCGCTCCGAGTTGAGTTGTTTTTCCAGTCAACAAATTTGTTGGATTCAGGTTTTGAATTAAACGTCCGCCAGATCCTTCTTCGCCTTGAATGGCTCCGTAGATATCTCTAAAAACTGTTGTTGTGTAATCGTATGGGCTACGTGCTGTAGCAAAACCTACGCGTACAATGCTCTTGAGCAAACCATATGCGCCGTCTTTAACTGTAGACAGTAAGTTCTTATCTTTAGCAGCCAATGAAGGAAGATCTTTAACCATTGTTGCTGCACGAATAGCCTGCTGTACGCCATCCATTGATGTAACTTTATCAATACCAGGAGTATCTGCATTTGCTCCAGCCTTAACTAGACCGATAACAACTTCCTTTGAGAGGAAGGGATACTTAGATATGATAGAGTTGAAGTTAGAAAATTCAGAACCGTCAAACGTAGCCATCTGCTGATTTATGATACGCGTAAGCATGTCACTGTTTTTGTTAGCAAAAATGGACGCGTTCTTCTTGCTTTGAGTAGAAGTCGGCTCGTATATTCCTAGATCAATTTCTGAGGCCACTTAGTATAGGCCCTCTGCATTGTATGCTTCTACGTAGCGACGTAATTCAGGTGTAGGATACATTCTGTACATAGCACGAACAAGAATGGCACCAGGGTCAGATGACTGGTAGTTAGCCATTAGTTCATCTGGTGTAGCGCCTGCTGTGTTACCACCAGCGCCATCAGTGAACGGCTTATCTTGACTACCAGGAGCGAAGGCTCCAGTTACTTGAACTGCAGGACGTGGTGCTGGTTGTGCGCTAACCGCACTTGCTGTTGGTGCTGTAGAAGCGCCAGATGCAATACTCTGCATCTCTGCGCGATCTCCATATGCACCGCCAGAAGCATTTTGGATCTTGGCGTTGCGCTGAATTTTTTGGACCATGCCACGGTCAGTACGCTTAGCGTTCTTTCCGACTCCTGATACAGGTGCAATATTCGACATTTTTAGTCCTCATCTTCATCATCAATATACTCGAGTGGATCCATCTTGTTTGGCATGCCAACATCTGGCAACATCCAATCTGGCCATGAACTGCGATCCATCATGACTGTCATGCATACGTCTGTAGGAAAACCTGCGACGCGTAGTGCTTTGTAGTACTCGTTCATTGCAATGCAATAGAGTTCTAGTCTTGAATAAGACTCATCGCGTACAGTCTTTACTGCTGCCTTCTTGACTGGTTTCTTACGCGCTGCCATCTTATGCTCCTCCTAGACGTCCTAATATGCTTGCTAAATCTTGTGGGGCTGCTTCTTGTTGAGGGACTCCACCAGAAGGTTGTCCAGGAGCGGCTGGGGATTGGGGAGCCTGCTCAACTGGGCCTTGTGTGCCTGGTGGAGCCATCTCTGGCTGTGCTGGTTGTTCAGGCTGTTGAGGCGGCGTGAACACTGCCAACGCAGCATCCTGTATGTTTTCTCCCCTAGTGATGCGATCAATCACATCGGCAATATTCTTAATAAGCGGTGAAGGATCTTGTCCTTGTGCAGCCATTGCAGGAATTGCTTGTGCAGTTGCTGTAATAGCCTGAGTGAGATTATCTTGCATTTTTTCTACAGTAATGCGTGTTTCTTCCATGGTTGTATTAACATTCCATGGTAGTTCTCGACGGATAAAGTCTTTGGATACAAGGTCTGCACCTAGTGCTTGTAGTGAGAAGATCAATGCACGTGAAGGGTCTAATCCAGCCATCAAGCCATAACGAACTTCAATAGAAGTGTCGCCATTTATGTCCTTGCTTGGCGTGTACTTTAACTCGTACGGCGTACCCTGTGCTGTTCCTCTAACGCTCTTTTCCTTGTCGAAAAGAACTTCGTCCATCTCAAACGCTAATTGGATGACATCTTCCAACACCTCAGCAAGGATGGTTTGACCAGCCTTAATCTGAGAGTCGAAAGCACCAAGTAACGCCTGGACACCTTGACCAGTAATAATACTAGCGTCAATGTTTCCAGTTCTACCCTCAGGATATCGAGCACCAAGTCGTAATTCTGATTGGAGTGCTGATTGCTCCTGAAAAGCAGCAGCGGGAATATCCAAACGGACACGCCCGACACCTTGTGGTTGAGTTGTACGGATAACTGCATCAGGACCCATAGGAAGGTCTAATACATCGCTAGGTACAACAAGTGGCGCTTGGATTGACTTTTCAGCCGCTTCCATTGCCAAGTTAGCGAAACGTGCGCGAGCCATCTGTACATAGATCACGTCATCAAATTGTCCACGTGGTTCATCATCAATGCCAGGACGACGTGCAATACGCACTGTCATCTTGCCAAGAGGATTCTTCACGCTGCTAAGAATTAAATTATTATTGTTTGGTAGATAGAGAACCGTCTGGTCTTTATCCATGTACTTGATAAGTTCGATATCGTTGCCTGTGTTCTCACCAAAGCGGCCAAGAATAGTGGCTGCAAACTCTGGGAACTCATGTGCAAGTTCATTAGATGTCTTCTTGTAACGCTTAGCGTATGCTACGCAGCGTCCAAAACGGTCAAACTCTGGGTAAGATCCCATTGGATCTTCAACACGGATGAAAGGAATATCTCCATCAAAGTCTGGCTCTACGTGAATAGGCAAGAATCCGTATGAGAAATACCAGTCTGCTCCCCAGTACATTTGTGACTGGAGGCGTGAATGTGCAACATAGTTGTTTGCAATCATTGCTCGCTTATCAGCAAACTTACGAGCCTTGGCATCTGTAACCTTGACTGCGCCGCAGTTAAATGATGGGAGTGGGGCTAGAACTTCTGCAAGGTCACGGGCTGCAATGTCGATAAAGTTAGCAACCATTGAGTGAGGTAGTCCCTCAGGAAACATATCTGGAAAGATGCTAGCAATCTGACCCTTGCGAACAGCCTGAATTTGAGACATGCGAAAGTCACGATCAGAATGTAAACGCTTGAGATTATCAACGCGCTTAGCAATTCTTTCAATATCTAATGCCATCGTTATTCCTGTTCCTCACCAAACTCATAGTCATTGACATTGAGTACATAGCGTTCTTGTTGTTGTCTACGAGTTGCCCACTTGTTGGGTATGTGGCTCTGATTGGTTCTTCCGATTGAGATAACTTCTTTGGCGCGTAGTTCACAGAACCAGAGCGCCATTACACAGTCGGTCTTGCCTTTAGTATTAGGCTCCCAGGTTATTAATTGCTGGATCAGAGCCTTAATGCCCTCCGAACCTTCCACTGCTGGAAGTTCCATGAGGTTGTCGTTATTAAATGTTGTGCCACGCATAGTCCCAAAGAGACCTGACATGGCTGCTACACCGAACTGTGTATCCCATTTGTTCTTGCCAGTGAACTGACTCGAGAAGCGAACTCCTGTAGAGGCTAGGTACTGACGCAGATCATCATCTAAAGCGTATGCTTTCTGATGAGCGTTGGTTTCAATTCTTAATTCTTGTGGTCTGTACTTCTCCACCCAGTCCTGAATTAACTTCTGGATCTTCTGAGGAGTAGGATCAAACATATTTTCGACATCAAGGACGTACCTTTTGCGACTATAGCGATCTACTGTGATAACCACTGCTGCTGTATTACCAGTCATGGCAGGGTCTAGACCCATGATGGTGTACCAAGAGCCCTTTTCAGAAGGATGTCCAGCGCTACCAGCCTTTAGAGGGCCACGCTTTCGCATCCTGTTGATCGAACCTTGTACACAGACAGGGGCAAATATTGAGTCTTCTTGTACGTCTTGCTGCTGATATACCAGCGCCCAGGCACTAGGACTGACTTCACTACGTCTGCGGAACAATGCGCCGCCGTCCCACTTGGGGTAAAGGCCGTCTTCATCTGGAACAATATCTTCATCTGAGCCTTCCCATGGGATATGTGCCTTAGGCCACAGAGTAACCCAGTTCTCTGGCTTATCTGCAAACTCAAGTACTGCTGGCATTGAAAGGTAGGTGAACGGTGACTTGCCACCTGTCCAGTGTTCTGCGTTTCTGATCTCTCGGTAGAGGTCATTGGCAGCAATACGTGTGCCTACGATGAGCAACTTACCGTTATCACCCAGACGGGTGACTACATCTCGCTGGAGCCAGAGGAGTTGCTTCTCCCACTCATGCGCGTTTGAAGTCGTAACAACGTCGTCCAGGATGATGAGGTTGGAACGGGCGCCAGTAATCTGGCCACCAATTCCGAGCGCCTGCACCGTCGGATCCTTTTCGGTAGAATCACGAGAAAGGTAAATGCGATCAGCCTTCCAAGTATCCGCATCTTCTTTCCAGCCTCCTGCAGACCCATAGACTGCCTGTAGTTTCGACCAGCGCTCGTGGCTTAGCCGTTGCTTGATCGAGTAAAGATATTCCTTAGCGCGTTCCTGAGTCTTGGAAACGATGGTGATCTTAATATTAGGATCCATGGCAATTCGGTAGACACAGTAGTTGACCGTGATGACCGTAGACTTGGCATGCTCTGGTGGGACGTTGATAAGCAGACGCTTCTTAGATGCAGGGTCATAGACCATCGACGGGTGAATGTAGGAAGGTTCTCTTCCCTCAAGCACGTCAATCCAGGACCTGTGATGTGCGAAGATCGGCGAGTCAAGAAACTCACGGCTGAACTCCTCAAAGCCAATTTTGAACTTGGCATCCCCTGAAACTATACTTAAAGTCTTTTCGCCCTCTTCTCGGGCTTTCTCAAGTTCCTTCATAAAGGCGGCGTCTTTGCGCCAGTCCTTCATGACATCTGGCTTACGTTCAGCCCTTGCTAATGCATCTGTAATGTCTAGCCCTTGGCGGACAAAGTCTAAAACCTTTGCCTTTGCCTCTCGCAGGGCAACCACATTGTGGTGCTCTTTACCGCCTTTGGCAGCCATGATAACTCCTCTATTAAACCCCTTGTATAAAACTCCCCTTTATCGCTCGGCTCGCACAGGCGAGCCTCGCTAACCCCTGGGTTCGTGGCTGGCATTAAGCCAGCCTACACTATCGTTTCGGCTGTCTCAGCCACCCACTCACAGTAGATAGACTCACTCTGTAGGAGTCGTTCGTCTATATATACTAACCCGTTCAAAAAGGAAAAACGAACGGTGCAATGTAAGAAATGTGATGTACTTCACGTATTTATATGTATAAAACGGACATTACGGGGCATCCCGTAAATACTGAAAAAATAATTTAATGCGATAGTGTATATCCGCGGCGAAGCCGCGTTAAAGCACTGGGGTCGCGCTAGCGACACAGTGCGCTAGCCACGCGTGGCGATTGAACGCGTGCCCCGCGGCGAGCGGCGGAGTCCGAGGCAGAGCCTCGGCCCGTTAATCGAACGGATGTTCGAGTAATAAACGGGGGCGCGTTTGTGTTGGTGGACTATCTGGTCGAGGGGTCGAGGGCTTGGGCTGGCTGGCTGGCTCGGGCTTCGAGGGTCTGGCCTTTGGCCTTCGAGGGGATGAGATCGAGGGCAAGGGGTGAGGGCTGACTCGAGGGATGGCGCTCGATGGTGGATGCAGGATTATCCTGCACCAGATCGAGGGGCAGAAGGTGGCCAAGATCGAGGGCTGAGGGTTGTTGCAATAAGGGGCGAGCCATGAGACGATTCTCCTATCAAATCGGCAACAAGGTCGAGGCGATCAACTCAAGGAGAAAAAAATCATGGCAACAAAATCAGCAACAACAAGCAAGGCCAAAAAGTCAGCGTCTAGCACTGCTATTTCATCACTCGATCAGATTTCGGATGTTCTCGTGGATGAGTTTTCGAAGGTGATCGGTGGCTCACTACCTGCCGAGTTCAAGGTGTTCGAGAAGGCGGTCAAGATGATCGAGGCGAAGAAAGTCGGATATCGTGGAATTGCAAAGTCAATCGAGAAGGCGAACGAGGTCGGCGCGCTTCCAACGATCAAGCCATCACACGCGCAGGATTTCGTCAGCGCGAGCAAGATCCGCACCCTCGAGGGTGGCGCGACTCAATCGCTCAAGGTTCTCCTTAATACGGCGATCCAAGCGCGAAAGTATTTCAACGGCAAAGATGGCAAGATGAGCCTAGTCGAGGCGCTCGATTTCGTTCAGTCTTTCGATGATCTCAAGGAGTCAATCCCAAGCCAAGGCGAGCAGAAGGCCAAGCGCTCAGCGCGTACCGAGGGCGATAAGGTCGAGAAGGCTCCAAGCGTTGAGGCGCTCATTAAGGCGCTAGGCTCAGCGCTCAAGGCTAAGCCAGTTCTCAAGGGTCAAGCGCTCAAGGATGCCGAGGCCGTAGCGTTCCTACTGGCTCAAGCGCTCGAGCGCTCACGCGTCACTCTCAAGAAGGTCGCATAGTCCGACACGATCAAGCCCGTCACCTTTCGAGGTGGCGGGTTTTTTCGTGCGCCGATTTTGGCGCGCCAGATCGAGCGCGCCCAGCCCTCGCACTCGAGGCGCGAAAGGTTTGTGTTGGACATAGGACACTCATAGTCGGTTCGATCTTAGTTTGTGTTGGCGCTAGGCTACTCATGGTCGGCCTGATCTCGGACCGGAATCGGGTTCGAGGGTGCTAGACATAAGGCTTGACCTATGCGATAATTATCCTACTAGGGCAAAGTCTGCCTTAGTTCACCAAGTGCAGGATTATCCTGCAGATCGGAAACACAATGACGACAAAAGAACAGGCTCAGCAGATTGTTGATGGTCTGCGCGGTAACGGGTTCGAGGATCAAGAGATCATCGAAGCAGTCATGAATGTACTACGCAGATTGGAAGGATTAAAAAAATGATAACTCTAACCGCATGGGATCTAGTGGCACTCACTATCGCGCTCACCTCATCCCTCATCGTAATCATCACAACCGCAGTTGCAAATCACCGACTCACCGAGTCACGCGACTACTGGCGCACCCAGTACCAAGAACTCAAGAGCCAGTGGTAATCATGAGCATCAACAATCCAGCGATTGCAAAGAAATTGCTAGGTAAGGGCGGCGCCTTTATCACTCGCCAGTATTTGCGTGATGCTAAGTCAATGAACCCAATCAAGCGCATCAGAGCCATGCGCGCTTTATCAAAGATAAGTGCAGGATTATCCTGCACCGAGAATCGAAAGGATGAAAAATGACTCTAACTCTAGATGATGTAGTCACCTGCAATACATGGGGCTATGTCTCAACTGGTAGATGTGGCGCCTGTCGCACTTACCAAGAACTATATGTAATCTCGATCATGAAAGACTCTCAAGAAGTGTGCGTAAATTGTCTTATGGGCAACCTTAAAGAGGTTACCCGATACGGCGATCTACTCACCGAGGAAGCACTCTACGCCGTCAGGGATAGTCGTCCTCGTCCAGATGCCGACACGATCACCTGCTACTCATGCGAGGGTATAAGTGATGGCATCAGGGATCTCATTCCTGCTTACGATGGCTACGGGGCAGAGAGATACGTCCACGATGACTCACAATGCTCAACCTCGTGTGAGCGCTGTGATATGCAATATCCACGCTATAACTGGCGCGTAAGTAGTTTCTATGCTGGCGATCTAGTCTTACCACAATTCGAGAAGATATTCAGCCAAGAGTGTTGCAAGAAGTGCCAAGATGAAATCTATGCCGATCATGGTGGCTCCGAGAACTTCTTTCACTGCGGTTGCTGTGAGAGTATGGAAGTCCTAGACGATTCCGCTTACTTCAATGGCACTCGGTACTGCGAGATGTGCTGGGATAATAACGTCTATACATGTGACGACTGTGGCGATCAGTATTGGGATGGCGACGGACATCACTGCGACGACGATGGCTCTCACCTCATCAACTCCTACTCGTACAAGCCACGCCCGTACTTCTTCGGCACTGCTAAGTACCATATGGGCTTCGAGTTAGAAGTCGAGTCCGATGGTAACTCTCGCAGGGATGGCGCAGAAGTAGTCACCAATGCTCTCGGTGAGCGTATCTATCTCAAAGAAGATGGCTCTCTCAGCGATGGCTTCGAGATCGTTACCCATCCTCACTCACTCGGTGAGTACCAAACGAACTTCGATTGGTCGGCACTGCGACAACTTCGCAGGCTCGGCTTCCGTTCATGGGATACCAGTACATGCGGTCTGCATGTCCACGTATCACGCACTGCCTTCGGCTTCGCTCACAAGCGATCAGATATCGTCAAGGTTCAGGCTCATGAGTTACGCTTCATGAAACTGATCTACGACAATGATCGCCAGATCAGCAGGCTGGCCGGACGCACCTCATCCTATGCAACCTTCGAGGATAAGGGTCGCCTAGTCAACAAGGTCAAGCATGGCAACCAAGAAAATGGTCGCTATTCTGCAATCAACTCCGAGAACTCGGAGACTCTCGAGGTTCGAGTGTTCAGAGGATCGCTCAAGCCCGAGCGTGTACTCATGGCACTAGAACTCGTTCAGTGTGCGGTTGAGTACACTCGTGACCTACATGTAAGCGCCAGCAATAAGGCTCTCTCATGGATGATGTTCACTGGGTATGTCGGGGCCAATGCCTCAGCCTATCCTCACCTATTCGCAGCCATGGAAAAATCTTTCATGACTGATTCAGTTGATGAAAACTAAGTGCAGGATAATCCTGCAGAAAAGAGATATATAAAATGTGTATGCTATGTGTAATTCCACCAAACGTAATTCCATCACGTGAGAAGTTAGAAAACTCTGCTCTCAACAATCCTCATGGCTTCGGCTTCGCTATCGTAATTCCTAGCGAGAACCGCATCCATGTAGAACGCACGATGAACGCTGATACATCCATCAAGCGCTTCCTCGAGATGCGTGGCAAGTATCCAGAAGGCTATGCCATGTGGCATGCAAGGTTCGCCACGCATGGCACGACAACTGTGGACAACTGCCATCCATTCCAAGTAGGCGTGGGTAATAACCTTACCTACCTTGCACACAATGGGGTACTACCTATCATCGAGCCTTCGGGTGATGATCGTAGTGATACGCGTATCTTCGCTGAGGATCTGCTACCTGCAATCGGTGGGGTTACTGCCCTAGATAACCCACAAGTGTCGAACCTCATCGAGGATTTCACCAACGGTTCCAAGGTATGCATCCTCACTGTAGATCCACGCGCTGAGTATCAGTGCTATCTCTACCATGCTGAGAAGGGCAAGAAGGATGAGTCAGGGGTCTGGTGGTCTAACGATTCCTGCTATCTCGATACCTACTCACGAGGATCATGGAAGTCAGTCAACCCTTTAGACTTTGGCCTCGGCTTCGGCGGTTACTCCGATGATAAGGATGTAAAGTGGCGCGAGTGTACCATCTGCGATACTTACATAGATGAGGCCATGATCGAGGACTGGGATGACCATTACTGCATGGCATGTGGATCATGCTACGACTGCAACGCTTACCTTACCGACTGCCTGTGCTATCAGGGCAAGGGTAAGACATGGGCTGCAGAAGGTAAGGAAGGTGGGTGGGCGCTATGAGCAACGAACACGATAAGGAGATGATTGGGATCATGTACTCAATCATGAAGAGCCTTAACCGCATAGCCAACGCCTTAGAAGATAAGGGGGCAAGTAATGAGCAAGCGTAAGCCTGTTCCACCTACGCCCTACTATCTAGGGGTACGCGCTGAACTGTTCCTCCATGATGCTGAGCAAGCATTACGGGAGGGCAACAAGGAACGTCATGCACAACTGATGCTCAGAGCCACTGAGTATCAACGCATGGCTGGTCAACTACCAATGGAAGGTAACAATGGATAAATACAAGGAAGCCCTGTGCTCTAAGTGCACCATGCCCATCATGGTCTTAGCGCACGACATGAGCGCAGGGTTTTATTGCCAACAATGTGCATGGGATAAAGTGAGCGGTGCAGGATTATCCTGCGGTCTGTCGGTGAGCAAGTGACCGAGCATCACTTTCCCTTGTTTAATAACCCAGCGCTGTGTGCTGAGGTTGACCCCGAGATCTGGTTCCCAGAAGAAGGTGGCAACTCTAAGTACAAGACTCCTGCTGCTATGTATGCTAAGCAACTATGCAAGGCATGCCCAGCGATGCAAGAGTGTCGAGATTATGCTCTAAAATATACTGGTCTGTTCGGTATATGGGGCGGTCTTGATCCAAGTGAAAGACGCGATATCCAAAAGAGGCTCAATATCACTCCGATACATGTGCTAAACACTGTCCCAGGAATGACTGAGGGCTTTACGGAAGGAAAACGAATAGATGGATAATGATGATATAGATTACTTCGCCATGACCATAAGGGAATCCCTAAGCCTTATGTTCTGGACATCGTTTGCCACACTACTAGCGGTGGGGGCTATCTTAGCCCTTGCCTTATGAAAGGAACTACTATGCAAGTCTTTTTTCAAGATGAAGTCATGCAGATCGCTGGCTTTATGGTTCGGGTGAGTGACGAATACGGCAACGGCACATGGTCGTATGGAATGTTCGACACTTACGATCAAGCGCAAGACTTTACTGCTGGTCTTACTTACTCAGTAATCGAGCCTGTCTACAAGCCAGTGAAACACTGATGCAAGTCGACGACCCTATCGCCCGAGGCGATGATGAAGTATGCGACTCATGTAATCTAAAGTTCGCATATTGTGACTGCTATGAGCCTGATGAGATCTTTGAGGAATTCTACGGCGATTAGCACTGCAGGATTATCCTGCACTAGCCCTCCACGCATCCAGCGTGGGGGGTTTTTTTATTCCTTCGTTTTGTGCCAACCTTCGCCAGTCTTATGCTGGCACTCGCATCCTTTGCATAGGTCATGCAATCCAATGGCGATATAGATATCCTTTAACCTATTTGCCTCACCTGCGGCGACACACTTATCGCAGATCACTCTACGACCTCCGCTGGCGCGGAAAAGGTTTGTGTTGGATTAGTATATTCATTGTCGTTTTTATCTTGAACTGGGGCAGAGGCGAATAACGATGAGCCA